TGAAATCAGTGCCTTCCGGATCTATTCCGAAATGCTTACATATTTGATGTGCTTTGGTTGATCCTGGGCCGTGTTTTGAAACATGAACCCAATTCAAAACGGTATCACTCAAGACTGTTCCTTGTTCCAAATTTACTCGTAAAAACAAATCCAACTGTCTTTTCGCCATGACAATGCCACCATAAGTCTGTACAAAATCTAATCGTTCCACCATCTTTTTAAGAATGCCTAATCCAACTAGATTGCAACTTAGCTCATAAATATCTTCTGTAGCATCTGCATATCCCTTATTATCAATATCGTAGACATTCGCATGAGATGGAGCTTCGGAAATAATCTGCTTTGCTTCATGAATCCCAAATCTTTTAATAAATTGAATAGCGTTCATTAGTTATTCCCCACACTCATCTTCATATTCGCCAATAAGATCATCCGGATCTGTATCCGTAAGTTCTAACTGAGCCATACAGGCGAATCGCCACATAAGAACTTCCGTTGGATGCTGTGATGAATAGAACTTGAAATCTGGGCGGCTTTCGACGTAACCCATTTCCTTATAAAACTCTCTGGCAAGCTCATTTGTTTGTTCTATGATTTCCTTTACTGATCTTGGTTCACTCATCCCTCAGCTCCCTCTACTTGTTTTTCTTTAGCCCAAATTGCATCAGCCCCGTCTTCTGTGAAGTAAATGGACATTAGGAAGAATCCATGAGGTGCCATTGGCTGCCATTTTGATAAATCTGCATCATCCATAATTTCATCAAACTCATCAGGAGATACGGTTGATTCTAAGTAAGTCTTAACAGTCACAATATTGAAGTGACGCTTTAACTCATTCCATTGCTCTTGAGTCATAAATTCAGCATCATCACCAAGAATATTTTTCAAATAAGCGTCTACTTCTGGATGTGTCCATTCGCCATACTGGTTACGTACCACTTCAACTGGTTTTAATTGATTAATCATCCCTCAGCCCCCTCTACTTTCATAAAAGTAATCCAATGTGTATTGCTGCGTTTCCCGCTAATGTGGCCAAACAAAGGTTTTTGATCTGTCAGTTCTAAAAGTTCACTAACTTTGATCTGTGTTTCATTCCATTTGAAAATTAAAACACCGCCATTGGCCAACACTCGAAAGCACTCTGCAAAACCTTTGCGAATATCTTCGCGCCAATCTTCTGACAACTTTCCATACTTGGCAGCTAACCAACTTTGTTTACCAGCTTTCACCAGGTGAGGAGGATCAAACACAACTAAAGTAAATTGGCCATCCTTAAAAGGCATTTCTCGGAAGTCCATCATCACATCTGGTTCAATTACTAAAGAACGACCATCACATAAGGTATGTTCTTCTTTTCTGATATCCCCATACACTACATTTGGGTTCTGACGATCAAACCACATCATGCGAGAGCCACAGCATGGATCTAAAATTTGTGCACTCATCCTTCAGCTCCCGATTCGCTTGCTTCAGTCAAAATTTTATATTCACGTACTAATTCCCACTTTTTTGCTAACAAGTTGCTTTTGTATGCTCGTTCAGCAATTTCTACCCAAACAGGGTCATTCTCCGGTCTCGGTTTTGGAACTCTCTCAAACGCTAGTCTTTCCGCTATGTTTTCACTAAGTTCAGCTGGCACAAGTTTGTAACCCTCTGGCACCGCCTGAGCTTTGGCTTCACCCCAAGCATTTGCAAAGAATAATTTTGCTAAGGATCTGTCAAAACTATTCCCATAAGCTTCACAAAAATCGTCCCAATACTTTTCAAAAGACTGGTTGCAAAGTTCTCTTTCCTTATTCAAATCTGTCATGCTGCCACCTTCAAAGTTTTAATTGCGTCATCTATAGCTTTATTGAAGTTCCGGACATCTTGCTCTAAAGCTTCTATCGCCAAATCTTTGGCATAGACTCGAATAATGATGATCTGTAGTTCTTCTTGTAGACGCGGGTCATAGCTCACAAAGTCACACCATTCACGACGAGTACAAGCCAACTGACTAGTTATTTGAGGGATGTACTCATCTGGTACCTGCTTAGTCAGCAGGGTGTTCAAATGCGTTGTAGTGTCTGGGCATTTAACTTCGATTTGCCCGTTATCACCTACAAGTCCATCCGGTGAAGCCCCGAACATTTCAATGAGAGGATGGTCAATTAAACCTGTACCAACTACAAAGTTACCCGTCTCATTTTCATATGCCGCTATTGCATGAGGCTCGTTGTCGATACCCCATTGCATAGCTTGGTTTGTGAAGATTTCCTTCTGAACGCCAGTTAGGCGCTCAGCTAGAATGATTAAACCTAATGCATTTAAAGCTTTGCCTTTATTTGGCTTTGCATTTAAATCCTTTACTCGGCTTGCTGTGACTTTGCCACAGCGTTCTGAGTGCCAATCGTCACTACGCTGGAGAATGTTCATAGGTTTCTCCTTGGCGCTGTAAAGCTTGGTCTGCAAACTGAGCAATTTCTTTTAAGCTAATTGAATGCGTTTCCCACAAATGCTTTTTAAAGTTGCTTTTTGGAATGGCTACATAAGCAGCTTGCAGACGTTCAGTACCGTATTGAGCTTCTGATTTGAGCGTAGGCAAATGCTCATCTTCAAAGGCTTGGTAGCCCTCTAAATCTGTTGAGTTCACAGTTCTTGAAGCAGGTATAAGCTCTTCATGATCAACTAATTCATCTTCTGTATAGACACCTAAAATCACATCAGGGAAGTGAAGGCGAGCTAATTTCTTCGTAGCCAAGTATGCAATCTGCTGTTTAGGGTCATTCACCCAGTTTGGTGAGTTGCGAGTTGTACCAACTTGGGCAAACGAAACATCATGGATACGTGGCTCTGATTCGCCTTTAATGGTTACCCATACACGCACGCCTACATCGTGAGCTTTGCAGGTTTTACCGTCCACTTTTGACCAGTCGCCATACCATTCAAAGTTAGGACGACCAACGATAGGGGCGCGAGCAATAATCACGGCATTTACTAGTTGAGCTTCGTAACCCAAGTTGCCATTTACCAAGTGAGTTTTTTGAGCAACTGCAAAAGGGTTCATACCCCATTGCATAGCTTGCATAGTTACTGCCAAACAGTCACCAGAATTACCCTGTAAATGCTTTGGTACTGTGATAACTGCCTTACACATGAAGTCAGCAAATGCCACCATGTTTTGCATTGCTTGAGGGTCAAGAATCAATGAAGATGTCTGAGCATTCATTGGTAAATTTGGTTGTACTTCTACTGGCGCATTCATAATCTTCTCCTAATTCTTTTCACTTGCTATGTATCTTTTAACTAAAGGGATTAGTTCTTTTTGAGTTGTTAAGTGGTCACCCTGAAATCTGTCATAAATTGGGTAAAACCGATCTTTCACTTCAACTTGTAGAACCTGAAAATCACCTTTGCCTTCTCGATACTGAATTTGGTTTTCAATAAGCCAAGACTTGAAAGCTTCTAGTTTTGACTTATGGAGTAGGGCGCGTTTAGACATCACCCACCTCTCAACTCATTGATTTTTTCTTCTCTTGCCAGTTCTTCTAACTCTTCATTGATTGCTTGAATCTGAGTTGAAGTTAGAGCGAAAGGCTGACCATCTATAGCGTCTACAAACTCGTATTCTTCAACGTGTGGACGGCTAAATTCAGTCACTTGAAGCATTGTGAAAGTTACGTCTTGAGCATACTGAGGATTGCCTTCACCCCACTCAAAAGAACTTTCTTTCTCTATGCCACTACACTTACCAACAACAAAGATGTGTTCTTTGCTTGGACAGATCAGAGAGAAGTAAATCTCATCGTTAATCACTTCAATATTTGTAGCTACAAGGCTTGTGAATACAGCAGCATCAAACGAGATATTGGCTAACATATTCATGAGTTAGTACCCCATTGCCTTCAGGAATTTATCCCGATCTTCATTATTCTTAAACAAGACCAGTACACCTGAATCTGATTCAACCCCTGTCTTTATAGGTGCAGAAACTTCAACATCATTAAGCTTGATGGTTTGGGGCTTGAGGCGGAATGAATAACCGCCATCCTTTTCAAAGATTCCCAAAGTGGTATCTGAGGTAATATCGATGAAATCACCGTTAGCCAACATAAACTGCACAGGATGACCTTCTAAATGTGCCTCCGCTGCTTCAAAGCGATTTAAATGGTCTGATGTGATGAACTTCTTAGCTTGCGCAACAAGTTCTGCATCCGCACCGCTAATCAAGGCTGGGTCTTTTTCTTCCAAACCCTTGCTAAATGTAAGGTGGTGCTCGCCATTCTCGTCAAAGCGCCCAGTGGCAGTTTCAAGGTGTTTTTTGATTGGTTTTAGTTCATATCTTTCTAAGAACTCACCAATAGGCAAATCCCACTGATCATTTAGATAGACATAGTGTCTTTCATCCAAATAAAGCCACTTATCACCATATTGATCTACATGAGTCGCATCCTTCACATCATTACGCTTCAACACAACAAGGTCATTTAACTGGTTGAAACTAAGTTCTTTATAAGAGTCCTGCTCATAAAAAGTCTCAGTACTTGAATAGGCAATATCACCTGAGCTTTCAGCAATAATCCAATGAGCTTTTAATAAAGAAGCTTCACTGTCATTAGTAGTTGGAACCCACGCATAACCAAGCTCATTAAGCAATTTGATAATCGCATTAGTTTTGGTATTAAGGATTTTGTAGTTATCCATGAGAGGGCTCCTTGTAAAACTCTTCTGCAAGTTCTACGTAATCAGAAGTTGATTCATCCCAAACCATTAACAAATGCTTGCGACCACATGTGTAGTAATGCTCAGCAAGTTCTTCTGTTAGGTTCCCGTCTGTATCCCATGTTTGGCTATAGACGTTACGGTAAAGGCGAGGATGGACACTGTCACAACCTTGCTCGCAAGCCCATTCTTGGGTTTCAGTAAGAGTAGGTAATTTAAAAATAGGTTTAATATCCATCACTTCACCCCCTCAACCTGAACGTCTTCTTTATGCTTGAACTCAGGCAATGGAATCGGTGCGTTTGCATGAAAAGCATCAATCATTTCTTGAGTTACTTCGATTTCTTCAATCAGTTCTATGAAAGAGAGATTTCCTTCCATGTTTTGATCTAGCCATTCGCCAATTAATTGGGAAAGTTGCTCTCGTTTTGCATAGTTC